AAAAGACCCCGAAGCTCGCGCGACTGCTGTGGCGTGGCACCCGATTGCGGTGCAAGGTGGGGCTTTCAGCACAGAGCCCCAACCCTGTTTGAAGCTGGCGCCACGAGGGAGTATGCTCATCCCTCGCCGCCGGCATGCTCGCCCCTGGCCATTCGTTAAACGATGGCCTCGGTGAAGTGGTCTCCATGCATCGCCACACGTCTTACACCGTGCAGCTGTACAGGCCACTTGGACTAGAGCTACCACCGATCTTGACTCACCACCAGTGTCCACACAATGTCTACATAGGGCTTACCGCCAGGCATTTAGTGGATAACAACCCCGCACCCGATTGGCTCGAGCATGGGCCACGTGGGACAAAACTCATAGGTGTTGGTAACTTGCCGCATACACCATTTACACAAAAAGATGTGCTTTTAATCGCACAGTTCGTAGCTGATGATTGGATCGACGGACGCACAGTGGACATGGCCCCGATGGATGAATACATTTCCAAATTCTCGGGCATGAAACGCCAGCGTCTCATAAAAGCGATCAACGAATCACATGTCAGGGGGAAGCTAAAGTGGAACGTCAAGGGCTTTGTCAAATGCGACAAGTACCTTGAAGAGACAGCCCACACCAAAGCTCCCCGCATGATTCAATTCCGGGACCCGGGTACCAACGCGGAATTGGCCAGATTCATGGGACCAATAGAGCACGAGCTACTGCTCGGCCCCGGTTTGGGGCCGACCCGTACGCCCGAGTGCTCGAAAGGGATGAATCTGGAGAGACGCGCGGCCGTTTGGGACGAAAAGCGCCGCGCGATCCCCGATAGAGTGTGCCTCAAGAGTGACTTCTCCAAGTTCGATGCACACGTGCACACGCATTTGCTCCAAATTGAGCATGCCGTGTGGAGGAAGATGGCAGCGCGCCCGCTGGAGATGTTGAACGAACAACTGATCAACAAGGGTTTTGCGCTTGGACACAAGTACACAGCTGTAGGTACGCGGATGTCAGGTGATCGCAACACTGGTGGAGGAAACTCTATCATCTCTGTGATCCTCTTACGTACTGTAGCGTACATAGTCGGCTGTGACATGGAGCTGCTGTGTGACGGCGATGATTCCATAGCATGGATCTCTCGCTACCACCTCGACGAATTCTTGCGCGTCTCCGCGAGCATCATACCCCGTGTATTCGGAATGAGTCTCGTTACGGAGGTCGCTGACACCATCTGGCAAGAAGAATACTGTCACACAGCCTTGACCTATGTCGATGGCAAGCCTACCTGTATTGTTGATCCCGTCAGGCACCTTAACAGGGCACTGTTCGCGGTCAACAAAGAAGGAGGCAAAGTCATGGGCAATGTACTGGTCGGCTCGCTTGTCGCCACT